GATAGCTCAGTCGGTAGAGCAGAGGACTGAAAATCCTCGTGTCGGTGGTTCGATTCCGCCTCTGGGCACCACTTTGATCACTAAGTGGCCAGACAGTGTTAATAGATTAATAAGCGGAAGTGGCTCAGTGGTAGAGCATCGCCTTGCCAAGGCGAGGGTCGCGAGTTCAAATCTCGTCTTCCGCTCCATTTTTAAGGTGCTATAGCCAAGCGGTAAGGCAAAGGTCTGCAACACCTCTATCCCCAGTTCGATTCTGGGTAGCACCTCCAATATTAAATTTTAGTCGCTGATTCAGCGGCTTTTTTTATTTAAAAAAGAGCCTCGCAGGCTCTTGGTAAATTACTTGGTTTTTGACAGAATACCGATGGTGGATCTTCTGGGCAGAACAAAGGCCGCGTCCTCCATTGAAACCCCGATTTCGGCAGGATAACAGCCAAATAGGTTAAAAAGTTTAACCTGTTCGTCTTTTGGCCATGCTTCACCCATGCCGGGAACATAGTCGTAAATATCAGGCCAGCCGACGGAGCTGCTTACCTTCTCCGATACAAAGGTCTTTCCGGTGCCCACCAGGAGGTTCATGATGCCATCAATTATAAAAAGATCCATCTGATCCGTTAGGGAAGCAGCATAAGCGTCAATTTCAGTGCCGCAGGTCGCAATGTACGCGTAAAGAGCATCGCCCTCATCCAGATTTGTCATAAGCTTTGGGCTGGTAAAGGACGCGCCGTTGATCACAATCTGCGTTTCCGTTTTTTTATCGACAGAGCCGGGAATGACCAGCGCCTTTGGCACTGCGGCAGCATTGGTCTGATCCAGCAGGAGCTGCGCCTGATTTAAAAGCCGTTTACGATTCCGAAGCTTCAAAGCGTCGTTTAAAGTCTCCATGGTTATTTCGAAGGGAATCGGGTTAAAGATTTGCCCATTCATAAAAAATCACTTCCTTGTTAAAGTCTTAATGGCATTATAGCACACCTTTACATTAATATATCCTAAAAGAAAATAATGAAACATCGGTTTTACTTATGCCCGTCCATAAATTTTTTTGAAATATTATTGACATTTTCAAGGTAAAAGAGTAATATTATATGCAGTTGCTCATGTGTGACGTATTTCAGTGATATAAGTATAAGACAAAATAGTAATCTTAAGCGGAAGTGGCTCAGTGGTAGAGCACTGGCTTCCCAAGCCGGGGACCGCGGGTTCGAATCCCGTCTTCCGCTCCATTATAGTAAAGTAAACGCCTGTAATCCAGTAACTAAGCGGATTACAGGCGCTTTTTATATCTAAAGCAAAGACGTTTTGCCCCCTTTTTTGCCCCTTATAGTTTTTTTATTTTTTTATGAGTGAGTGTATATTCATTTTTTATTCATTCGCTTTCTGAGCTTTTTCGTCTAAAATTTGGACATATTTGGACTGCTCTTCCAATGAAACATGTGTGTAAATGTTGGCTGTTGTGGCAATATCGCTGTGCCCCAGTAAGGACTGAACCATTTTGATATCTTTCGTTTTTTCATAAAGCCGTGTGGCGTAAGTATCTCGGAAATCGTGAAGGTTGAGAGATTCTAATCCAATTTCCTTGGCGAAATCTATGAGTGCGCGGCCAACTGTTGTGGCAGCCATGTAATTACCAAAATCATTAGGGAAAACTAAGTTAAGATTTTTATACTTATTGGAGAGTAAAAGACGTCTTTTGTTTTGCTCGACTTTATGTTGCTTTAACTTTTCGGCAAGAAAACGAGGGATCGGCACCTGCCGGATGCTGTTTTCTGTCTTTGGAGGACCGATAGGTTGGTCTTTATTCCGTTGGTCATAAGTTTTGTTTACGTCAATGATTCCTTTTTCCAGATCAATGTCATCCCATGTTAATGCCATAATTTCACCGCGACGAAGTCCGGAGTTTAGATCTGTCAAAATAAACACTTCCCATTTTGTTCCGGCGCAGGCCTTAATAAGCGCGTTTTCCATGTCGAGCGAGAGAGCTTGGCTGGCACGGCGGCTTTTTTCCTGTTTCTTTTTCGCTTCTGGAAGCACGATTGAACGCGAGAAGTCTATCAAAATCTTTCCTTGTGTAAAAGCATAGCGAATGCACGGATTAATGACGACGCTGAGGGTTTTGAGCGTCGGCTTACTGATGCCATCAGAGACCAGTTTACTGTAGTGCTCTTGAATATCCAAGGCAGTTAAGTCTTTAAGTTGAATATTGGCAACAGGATAGGGAAGGACATACCTTTCAAAAAGCCCCTTATACTTTGTTTTGGTTGCCTGTTTTTTATTATTTAAATGGACATCATTGAGCCATTTTTCCATATAGTCTCCGAAATATGCCTTTTCCGATGTAACGCCACGATCCAGTTCATTTTTTAAACGGCGAATTTTGTCTTCGAGTTCTGTAACAGTTCGGCCATAGAGATCGCGTGGCGTCCTTAGATTTTTATGCCGAAGCCGGTAAAAATAATATATGGTGCCGTTTTTAATCTTTTTTCGATATTTAGTACGTGGCATATTGTACCTCCTTAATTTTGGGCATAAAAATGCCCGGTAATTGCATTTTACCGGGATAGTGTGGTACAATAATCTTGCTTAAGGATGTAGTACCCGACTACCCCGGGAATCTATGTCATCGCCTCTTACCTTGCAGGGTAAGGGGCGTTTTTTATTTTACAACCTCGATAAATTCACTCTTTCATATGATTCAAGAGAAGTATTTAGATTACTGAATAAATACTCCTGTTCAATTCTTTTTCTTTGTGCGGAGTACTGTAAATGATATTCATAGCACTCAGTATCTGCATAAATGTTGGCCACTTCTTCAGCATGATCATATGTGGTGATCCAAAAATAATCTCTTAAATTTATAATGGCATCATGGAGTTGTTGATGATCCTCATGTGTAAAGTAGTTTGTATATAATTTTTGGCCTTGTTCATAATAGGGAGGATCAAAAAAACAAAAAGTATTTTTGGGGTTTTCATTTAAAATAACATTGTTGATCAAGTCTGTAGCATCATTAAAATAAAGGTCAATGCGATCAGCTAAATGCGCAATTGTTTGGATTTTTTTTACAAGATTCTCAGCGTTATACCGACAATCGATTAGATATCGACCATCTTGTGAATTACCACCTATCGGACCACCGGTTATAATCCCGCTTCTGTTTGTTCTGTTTAGAAAAAAGGTGGCAAACCCATTCTCTAATGATTGAGGATCTTCATGGTTATTAGTATAAACGTCTCTTTGATGATGCCATTCATCTAATGTTACAGGAGTATTTTGAACTAAATTGATGAAAGCCTCTGTGTTATTTAAAATAGAGTGCCAAAAGGCATGAATGGATGGGTCAAAGTCGTTAATTACGATTCTTTCGACGGTATGATCTAACAACAACCTTAAAGCAAGTCCAGCCCCCCCAGAAAAAGGCTCAATGTAGACACCGTTTTCGATCTCGTTAATGGACAAGAGGTGGCTTACAAATTTATAAAGTTGTGTTTTTCCTCCAGGGTAGCGAAGCGGGGATTTTGTATGCGGCATGTTTATTCTCCTAAACCTTAAAAGTTGGCAAAGTTTTATTTTTTAGTAATGTGTTAAGCTGTTTAATAAAAGATGTTTTAAAAGAATTAATTAGCTCATTATGCGAAGAAATATAATGCTGCATAATTCGTTGAAAAACACTTTTGTTATTATTGTGCCAGTCTTTATAAATTTTTACCTTTGCACTTTTAATTCGATTTAAATCATCTAAATATTTGATTCCGTAATCAGAAAAATCACTAATAAAAGAGTCTTTTTCTTTATCTAATTTTTTGAAAATGGGATCATCGCCGGGTAAATCATATATAAATTTTATTATTGCCTTTTCAATAGGTAATTTGTACATAATAGGTAGATTAAAACAAGGAACATCATATTGGATATACTTTTCGATATTAATATCTGCATCAAAAACAACAAGAGTGTCGGATAATAACTTTGTACCATGTTTTACAAGTGCACATAATGAGCTTGCAGAAGTTCCCGGATTATTAGAATCTCCTGTAATGCCATAAATAAAATCTAGTTTTTTGGTTATGCTCGTGCGTCCAATTGCTTTTCTTATATATTGAGCGGCAACTTCGTCTTCACACAAAACTTTTATTTTATATGTTTCTTCGAGTTCTTCGATACTTTTAAAGGTTAATTCTTTATATGCTGTATTATAGTTCGGGTTGCTAATAATATTATAATTATTATTTCTGACGTTAGCGGTACTAATCATATTAATACGAATTTCATTATTGCAATCATTCTCTTGGAGAGATAGAGCATGCTGAATTAAATATAACGAATGGGTTGTAGCCACTATTTGAACATTATATCTTTTCGACCATGAAAGTAAGTAATTAAATAGCTTTACTTGTGCAATTGGATGAAAACCAGCTTCAATTTCATCAATACAGAAGATACCGTTCAAATAATTGTCTGAAAACTTATTTTCCATAAACGCCAGAAGTTTATTTATTATATTACCAAGATTATCTTCACCAGAAGAAATTGTATTATAGTTATATATTTGATCATGTGCAGGCCCAAAAGTAAACTTACCGCTACTATCCGTTACTGGCAAAGCTTTTTTAAAAGTTTCTTTCTGAAGAATTCTATAATAGGCGTCATAAATAAAGTTTTGGCGGCTATCATTCAACTGTATTTTTGTGGACTCTATTGCTTGGGTATCAATGATTGGAAATAAGCGCTTTAAGTTAACATAACTTGTGTTAAGGTGGAAATTACCATAGCCCTCTTCATTCTTTGTGCTTACTGTGATACGATGCCTACCTTCTTTAGGTCTAGGATATATCCTGATTGGCTCAGAAAAATGAATGATCTCATCTTTGCCGTTATTATTTAGTACCCCCGAAGCGTTTAGGTAATAAAGATAACGTTGAGTATCTTTTTCTAAACTTAAGCGAAATACATCACTCATTTTAGTTTTGAGGTCTTCTCCATATAGATCCTTTGCCTCGTTTGGGCTAGAAAAAGGATGGGCTATTAACCCGAGAAGTGATGATTTCATGGTCCCGTTTTTTCCAGAAATTAAGGTTATATTTTTACCTAAAGGAAGCATTTTATCTTCAATGGTCCTAAATTTTTTAATATAGATACCGTCAATAGATTTAAATAAAACTGATTTATTAGTAAGAAAGCCACTTTCTTTTGCTGTTTTGTATAAGTCCATTTTTTTCTCCTGCTCTTATTTATAGTATACAAATCAATGGTATTATTATACACTAACAGAGAAAAAAATGAAAACGGTTTTTTGTTTAAGCAGTACAAAAATATATCATATTTACCCATTGCTTTTTAAAAACTTATGTTCTATAATTTAATCAATAAAACAAACGTACGTTTTCCTACTGGAGGGGCGATATATGAATTACAAAGAACTTATAATTGAATTACTTAAGCCAGTAAAAGACACTAGAATTTTAAAGCTAATTTATGAATTTGTAAAAGGAATAACTGGCATGTAGGACTAGTAGGAAATACCTATTGGTCTTTTTTTATTAAGCTCTCCGCAAACTTTTCGAGAACAACCCACTCATCTTCATCCAGAGCAGCTAATGAGGAAATTAATCGAATTTTAAAGGATTCGTCTTCGTCCCTTAAAACTCCTCCAATAAAATTAGCAATCTCTTCATGTCGTGTTTTTTCAACAAGAGGGTTCCCTTCGCCGTGTCTTAACCAATTTTCATTTACATCAAATTTATCGCATATATCAGATACAATTCTGTCCGTCATTGCAATTCTGCCTACTTCTATATTTCCGATGTTGGAACGCGAAATATTTATAGAGTCTGCAAATTCTTGTTGGGTCATTTTTAGTATGTTTTTTCTTAGTTCTTTCAAACGTTGGTACATTTCCATTAGAAACTCTCCTTTCAATGATTAAATTATAGCACAATTAAAAATGTTTGTAAAGCGCATAAATGATTAAAAAATTGTCAAAAAATGTTTGACAAGCTCTAAAAATGACGCTATAATGTTTACAACAAACAAAATAATGTTTTTAACAGGAGGTGATTAAATTGAATATCAACGAACAGAAAGCGGCAAGTAAAATTTGCGAGATCATTCCAGTTCTAGATAATAAAGAACACGAAATGCTCTTATCCTACGCCGCTGGCATGATCGCACAGAAGAAACTGGAAGAGAAGAAAGCGGTCGGTGATCTGGGAAATGAACCAATTACAAATGAAGAGCCGAACGATATTTGCAAAAGGCAGTGAGAGGGAGGTGAGAAGCATGGCATGTGATAAAGACACTCCGTTAGGTTCCGGCCCTAGAGGGCTACCTTCTCAACTATTCCTAGAGAAACCATCACTCGATCATTTACCGGGATTGTTCAAGGTTATATCCAAGAGATTTCATGTAAATATTAATGAAATTCTATTAGGAATGACGCAAAAGCCGCCGGATTACAAAGGCTTTCGCGTCTATATATCAGCTTATGGTGATGGATACTGCTTCCTTGTTTATTATAGAAAAAACAAGGATGATAAATGGACGAAAGTTGAGATTGATCATACCTGAAATAAAGATGAAATCCTTAGAGGTAAGCCTTTAGACCATTCTGACCAAAACTCATAAAAAGATAAGTTGTTTGAGTAGTTGCAAACGGTGGGGATTTTTTTCCAGAACTCGGGATGTTCTTTGATGTGTGGAAACAAAGCCATTGCTATATTGTAATAGCTTCCGTAGTCATTGAAGTTAGCTGTGCCAGAACCATTTTGTAAAATTGTTATCTGCTCCAGAGTTGGTGTAGATGGCCTGCTAACACAAAGCGGATTGACAAAACAATTGTTAAGAAATTCAGCATAGACTTCTGAATCAATACTTCCGAGAAGGGGCGGAAAAAATATTGATGATAGTACGGCTAGAGTTTCTTCAAACCATCTCAGATTTTTCGGAACACTTTCTGGGATAGTCCAGTGTAATAATTCATGTGAAAATTGAAAAGCAAATTGTATGTTGTAGTAAGTGGGACAGCTTATATAAATAGTCGCAGACTCACGGATGGTGGTCGGAGCCGGATCATAAGCAAAATCATTGATAAGTTTGAACGGTTTTATATTGATTCCGAAATACTCTTCATACAACTGTATTAAATTATCGGCAATTGTCGAAAAATGCAAAAGTTCGGTTTCTGTTGGAGTGGTATAAAGCAGTTCGAATTTAGCGTTTTTGTATGCACGAAGTTCTTTCATAGCGAATACTCCTTTTTTTTAAAAAAAGTATAACATGAACGGATCTAAAACGAAAGTAGGGTGACAAAAGAGAACGCAGAGAAAGTATTGAATGCGCTCGGGAAAAAAATTGTAATTCGAGATAAAGCAGAATAATAAGCACACCCAGCCAGCAGCATTAACGGGGCCGCAAAAAAATCCTCCTTTCCAGTATATATAGTAACTCGTACGGTTTCGAACAGATGACAAGTATTAGGTTCGCGTCAAGCATATTTTTACTACTTGCGGCCTCGTTAATCGTGCTGGTTGGGTTTAGGAGAAAACAATGGAAAAACAAGCATTATGGCAGGCATACAACCTGCAACAAGAAAGAATAAAGCATATCCCGAAATGGGATAAGGTCGCTTTGGCAGGAGCCAACATGGCCTTGCAAGCGTACCGAAAACAGTTAAAGGAGGCATAGAAATGATGACTGATAATATTAATCCAACCCCAAATCCAACGTTAGTTTTTGAGGCCATTGCTCAAATTTTGGGGAACCGATATGGATATGATGTCAAGTTAGTATCCATCGAAGAGGCGCCTGAACAGGAGGCCGCCTCATGAACCTAACAATCGCCGGCCTCCCCTTCGTCCTCCTCGGCATCGCCGTCTATAGCGGCATCTGCCTGGCAGTCCGGAAGGGGTGGCTATGGAAGGATTAATGTTAGAAATTCTGATCTCCTTATGCCAGACAGGCACCCATATTTATGGAATGGCATTAGCCACCATCGGTGTTTATACCCTTGCGTTTATCGCTCTTCTGGCATGGATGATCAAAGAGTTTAGCAAATAAAAAAGGTCCCAAAGCGATGCCACGCATTAGGGACCAGACATATGTTACGTGGTTATTGTACCACGGAAATGGAGAAAAAACAATGATCCAATACAGGGGCGTTCCACCATAATGAAGCTGTGCGACGCCATATAACCCCTTTAAGTCAAAGCCTTATCCGCGGGCTAAAAACGCGGAAATAAAAAATTAAAAATCGTTTGTAAACAAGTACACAAGATAAAAACGGACGGGGAATGAGCGCCCGTCCAACCTGAACAGACAAATTTTAAGCTTTAATGGATTAGAATGTCATGCCAGCGTCGCAGTGGCGTATATCTGCGGCACCTGTTTTAATTTTTATGAAAAAAGCCGGGCGACGTTGCAGCGTCATCCCGGCCAATATAAAAACTACCTAAGAAAAGTATATACCCTTTGGAGGAAAAATGCAATGAGTATTCGAAAATATGTGGACGCACTCGCCAGAAATGAGAAGGAGCGCGTCGCCTTGAGGAGTAACGAAAAGGCCATCATTTGCGCCAACAAGGAACCCGAAGTGCACGTACATGAGGGAATTCAGGCATTGGCCTATGGGGCGGGAATGGAACTTCAGGAAACAGAAAGAACGTATTATTTTAACTATGATGGTGTGCTGTTTTATCAACTCAACGAAAAGGAAACGGAGCGAATTTTAAATGAAACCCTATGAAATGAACGAAGTCTATGAAATATCCGAAACCTACAGAGGCGTCATTGCAGCCATTGAAAATGAGGAATGCACCGCTGATGCCATGGCCGAGGCGCTTGCCATCATTGAGGATGAATTCGAAAGCAAGATAGACGCTGTGGCCTGCCTGATCAAAAACATGAAAGCCAGAGCAAGCGCTATAAAAAATGAAGAGCAAGCCCTTCAAAAACGGCGAAAAACCACCGAGGAGCGCGCCGAATGGCTGGAATCCTGTTTGGCAGAGACGCTGCTGCAAAATGGTAAAAAGAAACTTGAGACACCCCGAAACAAGCTTTCCTTTAGACCTTCCGTAAGCGTCTTTATTGACGATGAGCTGGGGCTGAAAGCCATGCATCCTGAACTGACAACCGTTAAGACCGTTGTTACCCCAGACAAAAACGCCATCAAGGCAGAGCTTAAAAAAGGGGTGCATATCAATGGCGCGTATCTGGTCGAAAAACAAAACTTACAGATTAAGTGAGGTAAGAAATGAGCAGAATGATATTAGTCATGGGGGAAAGCGGTTCCGGGAAAACCACGTCTATGCGCAACCTGGACCCGAAATCGACTTTTTATATTGACTGCGATAAAAAAGGCTTGTCCTGGAAGGGGTGGCGTAAGCAGTATATTCCAACTGAAAAAGACAAGCAAAATGGTAATTACTGGGCGTCCAGCAACGCGAGTGCCATTACACAGATAATGGTTAAAATCAGCGCTGAAAAGCCTCAGATCAAGACCATTGTCATCGATACCCTTAACTGGGTGATGATTGATGATGAGTTTAAACGCATGAAGGAAAAGGGCTATGACAAATGGCAGGATCTGGCCTTTTCAGTGAAGGAGATGGTCGCCATGGGGCAGCAGCTCCGTGAAGATCTGACTGTGATCTTTACCGCGCACACGCAGACTGAGCGGGATGACAGCGGCTTTGCTTTTACCCGGATGAAAACCAGCGGGAAAAAGCTGGATAAAATCAGCATTGAGTCCATGTTTACTACGGTGCTGCTGGCAAAATGCGTGGATGGAAAGTACCTGTTTGAAACCCAGTCCAACAGCAGTACGGCCAAGAGCCCCATGGGAGCTTTTGAGGAAAAAGAAATTGAGAATGATATTACAAAAGTCATCAAAGCATTGGAGGAATTTTAAGAATGAAAAATATTGATTGGAATAACGTAAAAGAAGCCGAAGAATTTGAACGCCTGCCAGCAGGTGGGTACATCTGTGTGATTACAGGGGTGGAGGATTTCCCAGACAAAGAGTATTTGAAAGTCGAGTTTGATATTTTGGAAGGAGATTACCAGTCTTACTTCACAAGGCTTGCGGCGAGTTTAAACTTTTGGGCAGGGAACTTCATTCGTTCTTACAAACCTAAAGCACAGCCATTTTTCAAAGGGTTTTTAACTGCCGTAAAAGAAAGTAACCCGGGCTTTGTTTTTAATAATGATGAAAACAACCTATTGTCAAAAACCGTCGGGCTAACCATCGGTGATGAGGAATATATTGGGCAGGATGGGAAAACCAAAAAGCGTTATTATGTCGAAGCGACCCGTTCCGTGGACGCCATTCGAAAAGGTGAATTCAAGGTTCCGGATTTTAAACCCCTCAAAGACCCCGGAAATCCAATGGCAGGTTTCAATCCGCTTCCAGACGATGAACTCCCTTTCTAATCGTTGAGGTAAGACATGCTGACCATCATTGAAGATACACGACAAAAAAAAGGCAAGTATCAAGAAGCCCACCAATATTTCAAAGACCGCGGGGTCAATATCCTGCGGTCCAAGCTTCCATATGGTGATTATGGCCTGCTGACCAATATGTCGCGAGTGATTGACACTAAAAAAGGCTTTGAAGAGTGTGCGGGGAACTTCGCCTCAAGGGATCATGACCGCGTTAAGCGGGAGATTGTTGAGGCAAAGGCGCATGGCATTGAGCTGATTTTTCTGGTGATCGACAAAAAAGCAAACTGTCTGGAGGACGCAAAAGACTGGCACAACGTTCATGGAAAGGTCAAGGGCGAAACCCTGTATAAAATCCTGAATTCCGTTCAGATCCGCCACGGCGTCCGCTTTGAGTTCTGCACGCCGGAGCAGTCCGGCCCTAAAATTTTAGAGCTGCTGGGCGTGCAGCCATGACCACCAAGGAAAAAGCCGATCTCATCAAGGCCACTCTGACCATGCGGGAGATACTCGGGATGTACGGTTTAGGTAGCAATGCCCGACACCACCGCATCCCGTGTCCCATTCATGACGGAAAAGACCGGAATTTCAGCTTTACGGACTTTGGGTTCAGGTGCTTTGTCTGCGGTGCGGAGGGCGGTCTGGTGCATTTTGTGGAGCTGTACCGGGGCCTGTCCTTTGAGGCGGCACTGGAGGAGATCAACGGGCGTTTCAGGCTTTGGGAAGATTACCCGGAATTGGAATCTGTAGAATCCTCTCGGAATCAACACAAAAAAGACAGCGCTTTCCGGAGCCGCCGAGCCATCGCAAAGCTCCGGCATGAACGCCGGACTGCTGATCGGGAAAAGGAAAAAGCTGAAAAAATACGGATGACTTTATTGGAAGAACTCTGGCGTTTGGACGCCAACAAAATAAAATACGCCCCGAAATCAGAGGATGAACCTTTTCATCCGCTCTATGTCGAGGCGTGCCACAAATTAGGATACCAGCAATATCTGGTAGAAAGTATCGTGTAAAGGGCGGTGAAGCCGTGCAAATCGAAAAATTAACCAAGGAAACCATTCTGGAAGACACCACTTTTGAGGAGATTATTGACGAAAAAGACGAGATTTACCGCCAGCGCCTCATTAATGACCTGACGGACCGGGCTGCAGAGCTCGGCGTAAAAACAAAGTTTACCAGCTTGCTAAAAGCCTACCAGAAAGAAGAAAAGAAAATGCTCCAGGAACAGAAAAAACAGCTCCAGGAGCAGAACCGGGCCCGGATACTTCAGAATCTGGACCGGCGGACCGAGTTCGGCAGTGAGTGTTATCCGGACCTGCGCTGCGGGAACTGGTTTGCTGACGAAACCGGCATCCGGACCTTTGGCATGTTCGGGGAGGTGCAGGCCTGCTACCATCCCATTTTACCAGTCGAGCGGTTTACCAACCTGGAGACTGGAGATGAAAAGATCAAGCTAGCCTTCAAAAAAGGAGCGCGCTGGAAAGAGATTATCTGCGACAAAGACCTGATCGCCTCCAGCACCAAGATTATTTCCCTTGCCAATTCTGGGGTAGCCGTGACCAGTGAAAATGCCAAGTACCTTGTTCGCTATCTGGCTGACGTGGAGAACTTCAACATGGACCTCCTGCCAGAGTGGGTGTCTACCTCCAAGCTGGGGTGGCATGGAGAGAACGCCATTAAGGAGTTTGTTCCCTACTACAGCAATATTGTCTTTGACGGCGATGTGCGTTTTCGCAATGTATACGGTGATATAAGGCAGTGCGGCAATGAAAAGAAATGGGATGCGTTTGTTAGAAAAGTCCGCGCAGAGGGGCGGATTGAGCCGAGAATTATGATGGCCGCCAGCTTTGCCAGCGTGATTATCAAAATGTGCAATGCCCTGCCGTTCTTCGTCCATCTTCACGGGCAGTCTGAGGGTGGGAAAACCCTCTGTCTGATGCTGGCTGCCTCAATCTGGGGCAACCCGTCTATGGAGAGTGCCTTTACCGGTGATTTCCTGTCCACCCAGACGGCCATTGAAGTGCGGGCCGATATGCTCAACCATCTGCCTTACATCATGGACGATACGGCCCAGGTTATGGAGAAGTATAAGGGTGATTTCTCAACATTAATCTACACCATGTGCTCGGGAAATGGCAAGGACCGATCCAACCGGAGCCTGGGCCTGAACCGGAACTACAACTGGCACTGTGCCTTTCTGACCACTGGGGAGCTGCCCATCACCAAAGAATACTCTCAGGCCGGCGCCGCCAACCGCGTCATCGAAGTCGAAGCCGGCTACAGTAAAATCTTTGAGAACGGCATCGAGGTGGCGCGGACGCTCAATGAAAACTTTGGCTTCGCGGGCAAAAGGTTCATTGAAATCCTGCAGAACATCGGCGCCGAGGAGGTATGCCGTATTCAGGGGGAGCTTTTGGCTGAGATTGAAAAAAGCGGAAAAATGCAGAAACAGAGCATCTCCCTGTCCCTGATTCTAACCGCGGACCGGATCGCTACAGATTGCCTGTTTGAGGATGGGTGTTATCTGTCCATTGAAGAAACCGCCGCCATGCTGAAGTCTGAGAAAGAGATCTCGGAGAATGAGCGGTGTTATGAGTTTATACAAGGTGAGATCGTTCGAAATAACCACCGTTTTAAACAGGAAGGGGACGAGTTCTTCCCGACAGAATGTTGGGGTGTGCGTGAGAAAAACTATACGTATATTATTAAGAATGTATTCGACCAAATGTGTCGGGACTGCAATTATAATGGAACCGCATTTTTAAAATGGGCAGACCTAAAAGGCTTGATCCAGTGCAACGAAGGGCGAAAAACCAAGAAAAAGAAAATCAACGGTGCCTCCGCATGGACAGTATGCTTAAAAAACATGCAGGAAATCGAGGGCTTTAATGAGCTGGACGATGATTTTTAAAAAGTTTGAGTTCCCGGTTCTCAAAGTTCCCGTCGGAAATAAGGTTTATATATGGCTTAAAAAAAAATATCAACCTTTTGCGAGTTTAAAAAATAACCCTCGCGTAGGGCAAAAAAGCATGGGAACTTTGGGAACTTTGAGAACTATGCTCTAAAACATTGATAAATACTACGTTTCAGCAGTTCCCGGTTTTTGAAAGCCGGAGGGAACCCGCGAGAACTTATATCTATAAGCTTTTTAAATTAAAATTTAAATAAAATAATAGAATTTATAACAATTAAAAAATAAAACTATAAGAGGTAATAAGAATGGACACAAAGGTACTTAACGAAGGGTTGAGTCTGATAAAAAAGATTGATGGCTTAAGGGCATTGAGAAACAGTTTTAGTTTAGGCCTTATTAACGTCCCGAATGGAGACACGTATATTCCGCTTCGGGTTTGTTTAGAAAAATATATGGACAGAGAAGAGGCAGCTGAGCTTCAAGATACTATGGGAGAATTGCTTGATGAAAAGATATCAGAATTTGTCGATCAGTTTGAGGAATTATAAAAAGGAAATAACTGTGACATGTTTGACCTAAAACAATGGGCCGCCGAGCGTAAAATGACACAAAAACAGATCGCGCAAATGTCCGGCACCTCCACACAGCCAATATCCGCATTGATGAATGACGGACACTGCCTGGAAGAGACAATCATTAAAGTTTGTTCCGGGATTGGGCGGCCATATAGGCGGGAAGAATGGGAGGAGCATATTTTAAAAAATAAAACGCCAAATCGGCCTAGAAAGCGAAAAATAAAACTGGAGTATGACCAGGTTAGGAACTATCGAGATCGTCGCTCTATGAAGGCGCTACGGCGAAATCTGGCTGTTGGTGAAACAGTTCGGGTCCAGTTCCAGTTAAGACCCTTATCGAAAACCGGCCAAAGAGAAACGCGCTGGGAAAACGGAACGATTATAAGGATTTATGAAAACCACGTCGGCGTGATGGTGCAGCTTAAAACAGCGCACGGAAACGCGTTAAGCTTGCGTAAGAGTTACATGGTTGACGATGTGGTGAAGTGGAAGGGGAAGCATATGAAGGACATTGATGTCTTTACCAGAAAGGAGAAATAACGATGGGAAGAAATTACATGCCAGAAGTCGCCCAGATGTTGGGAGTGGAAGTTGGGGAGCCGTTTGATATTCTGCTTGAAAGTGGGGAAATTAGGGATTACAGCCCTTATAAGTTTACAAATGAAACAATGGTTGATTGCGTCGGAGATGAAGCATCTAATTGGATGTTGTTCGGCTTATTAAGAGGAAATTACACCATCAAAAAACGCCCATGGAGGCCAAAATATCGTGATGAGTATTGGATTGTGACCACTGACGGGAGTGCGGGATGGCGATACTTCCGAAAAGACCACACAGAACACCTTGCAAATCTGAACATGGGGAACTGTTTTCCTACAGAAGAGGCGGCAGAGGCAGCAGTGCCCGAAATGCTGGCGAAATTCGAGGAGATAAAGAAGGGAGTGCGCCCTTGAAAAAGACAACAAAAGAAAATTTAATATTTGCGATCATTATTGTCACTCAAACCGTTTTATGGTTGGCCCTTGGCGTTTGCGGCTGTTTAGTGGCTTATGGTATCGGACGGATTATTGGAGGGTAGAAGAATGACCGATAAATTAATACTAGATGCTTGCTGTGGCTCTAGAATGTTCTGGTGGAACAAGCGGCATCCGGCGGCAGTCTATAACGATAATCGAAAACTCGAAACGAAGCTTTGTGATGGCAGGAAATTAATTATTGACCCGGATACACTGTGTGACTTTAGAAACTTGCCATTTCCAGACGAATATTTCAAAATGGTCGTTTTCGACCCGCCACATTTGTTACATGCAGGAAGAAAATCTTGGCTAATGGCAAAATATGGTGTTTTAGAAAGAGACTGGCAGGCTCAGCTCAAAGATGGGTTTGACGAGTGTATGCGCGTCTTAGATCAATATGGTACCCTGATTTTTAAATGGAATGATGATCAGATTAAGCTCTCTGAGGTACTTAAGGTGTTTGGCCAAAAGCCGCTATTCGGGGATAAACGGTCAAAAACACATTGGTGTGTATTTATGAAAGGGGTAGAAGAATGACCAAACTAAAGAGATGTCCCTTCTGCGGGGGAGAAGCGGAAATAATCAGATATGGCCTTAACAAAAAGTCGATGCTTTATACACCACATTGCAAAAATGAATACTGTGAAGGGTACGCTGGCCGGGCTTACGAAAGTAAAAAGCTGGCAATTTCAATGTGGAACACCCGCACGCCGGAGATTGTGCGGTGCGGGGAGTGCGTTTACTGGGAGCCAGAAAATTGCAGAAACCCCAATATTCTTATGCGCGACCAGCAAATGACCTATGATGATTTTTGCAGTTGGGGAGAGCGGAGGGAAGAAAAATGAAACTTGAAACAAATAAAAATGTTTTAAAACTAAAACAAATTGGAATTGATCAGCACTCAAGACCTGTATTTATTGATGCAGACGGGCGGCTATACAAAGACGTTAATTTAGGGATGGATGAATCCAAAATATGCACAGTGTGGGGTGGGTTTGATGGTGAACCGGACACACCCCTTGAATATTTTAAGCAAAGACCTACCGTTGAAATTGTAGAAAATTTGGAGGAAGAAAATGCCAGTACAGATTGATATGGAAATGCCCAGAAGCTGCGGAGTGTGTGACTGTTTATACAGACATCGCGATATGACTACAGGGTTTTGTCCGTTCACTGGACACTTCGTTAACTTTGGAGATGGGCGAGAGGTTGACTGTCCACTTGTGGAGGCAAAAGAACAGAAATGGCACGTTGTGGCTGAGGGGGATTTGCCGGAAGAGGTGAATAAAACCTATCAATGCACGGTTTTAGATAAATTCGAAAAAGAAATTGTATTAGCAGAAATTCTTTATGGTACATTTGTTGGGTTTTTCTGCGACACATACCTTTATGAAGTTCTCGCCTGGCGGGAGTTGCCGGAACCGTGGGAAGGAGCGGAAAAATGAGCTTAAAAGACGCAATAGAAAATGATGTATTAACAGAAGAGGATCTAAAAGAATCTTTCGAGCGCTTAACTAAAATAAGCGCAGCCGCAAAAGATTTGAAATGGGGAGAAAGCAAAGAAATCGAATGCCCAGACTGCAAAGGTGTCTTAACGGTATCACGATCGGATTACAACGGCCATATCTGGGCGGTTTGCGAAAACTGCGGTGTTAAGATGATGCAGTAGGAGGCATGATGTGGGGAACTGTAACAATTGCATTCTTTCTCCTATTTGCGATGAAGACCAGACTAATGTTTGCCAAGCGGATATTATTAATAACATCCCAGATAAATGTAAATTTTGCAAGGATCGCTGGAAGTGCCCGGTGGAGAAGGGCGGGGAGTGTACAAAGGAGGTCAAAGATTCATGAAACTTATGTTTACTTATTTAAAAAAGAATGGTAATGGAGGTATCCGTGCAACAGGCACATCGGCCGAAATACTAACAATGACTGCAATTGCTGTAGAATCGCTCTCTGTCGTGATTGCTGAGGAAAAAGGAATATCAAAAAAAGAAGCCTTGAAGTTTATTCTTGATTGTTTTTACGAAGATATAGATGCGTTGGTAGCAATATAGGAGGAAGCATGAAAGACAAAATAACAAAAGCATTTATAACAGTGGCTGAATGGATCGGCTCTTTATTCGGTGGCATCGCTGCCGGGCTGGGGTGCTTGGTCTGGTGTATAGCGATTATCGGAATCCCGGTCGGCATTATTACGGTGGTGATTGCGGCGGTGCTGAGGGGATTTGGAGTAATTTAGGAGGTTAAGATGATTGGTGTAATTACAGGAATAATTATATTTGCACTTTGCATTGTGTTTTTCTTTGTTGGAGAAAATACGTATAGAGTAGGGCTTTCCGTGATTTCTATAATAATCGGACTTTTCACCGCTTTTTACCTGTTTTTGGCAGGGGCATTGTATGTTGTTGCGAAGGTACAAATACCAGAATTTCAAAATAAAAAGGCGTACATTGAGGAGACTCTTGGTAAAGAAGGAAAGTCGCTTAATGACTCCATTGACGAACAAGCATTGCAGGAATTGAAGGTAAGCTGTAACCGGTGGTTGATTGAAGCAAAGACATACCACGAAAATTTGAAAATGTGGTTGGTAATACCGGATGAAGTGATGGACCTGACTTTTATTGAGTAATAAAAAAGGAAGCTTGCGCCTCCAAATGTGATGTTGAACTACATTATACCACATCTTGTGGTTTCATACAAGGAGGGCGCAAGTGACCAATAAAGAAAAGAAAGACTGGCTTTGGCGGTATAAAGAAGCGCTGCTGGACATCGACAGCTGGCAGCGGGAGCTGGAGGAGTGGCAGACTCGGGCGGAGAAGATCACGCAGGTGGTATCGGATATGCCGAGAGGGGGCAATGGTTTAAACATTGATGATATTGTCATTAAAATGACTTTGATTCTTGAAAGAATAAAAAAGAAAGCTGCGGAGTCTGAAAAGATTGAACTTGAAATTGAGATTGCCCTTGAAAGCCTACCTGATGCCACACTAAAGGCGCTTATGAAATACCGATATATCAATTGTCTGGAGTGGAAGCAGATAGCTATAGTTTTGGGGTACAGCGAAAAACATGTCTTTAAGTTGCATGGAAAAGCATTAGGCCTGCTACAGATTTAAGAGGATGTAAATGGGATTGTATGAGGAGCTTGTGAATGTATTCGGAGAAGGATATATTATATCGGAATTTGAGTCAAATAAAAGCTACGAAGCTGGGGCGGTTTGGATTGATGATTGTACTGGCAATACCTGCGGATATATTATTCAAAAAATCAAAGAGGATACTCAATGATACTTTTGAATGTGTTATTATGTTAGCATAGAAAAATGTTAACAACGCCACCGCGACAAACCGGCAGAGCATATCTGCGCAGGCGAAGGCGGCTGGCAGGCCGCCACTTCTTAGAATCTGGTTAAGTTTATGACCGGATGTGGATTGATCACCACACGAGACTTGGCGGCCCTATGAAGACATTGCTCCTGGGTCGGGCGTCATGAACCCGGCAATAACCTGCGAGCATTATACAAGACAGAGGCATCGGGAAACCGGTGTCTTTTTTCGTGGAGGGAAATAATGAAGGTAACCTGCAAATACTGCGGTATCGTTGATAAGCCGCACCACTGTCCGCACAAAGCGAAGCAGGATAACCAGCGGAAGGATAAGCGGATCTATCGCAGTAGCCTGTATCAGGCCGCCAGAGAGATGGCATTAGATGCCTACAACTATGTAGATTTATGGGAGTTGTATGTCAATGGACGGTACCAGCCAGCGACACTCACACATCACATCGTCGAGGTGTTGGACGATCCTGATAAGGCATCGAACTGGATGAATCTGTTTCCAACTTCCGCGGAAAATCACACCGATATTCATGAGCTATATAAGGTCTATAAGGATAGGGTACAGGATTTACTCTTTTGTATGTGCCAAGATTATCGGGACGGTAGTCGAGAGCCTGGAAAATATAAGCGCCATATCGACGATTTAACGGGTGTCATTGCACAAAAAGGTTGTTCATCCTAAATCAATAGATCCCCCCGGTATCGTCAAATATGGGGCTATGAGCGGTCTTATGACCACGCCCCTCCCATCTTCACAAGAAATTCCTAAAATCAAATATTGAAAGGAGGCTGATTTATGGCAAGACCGGCAAAAGCAGCGGCAACACGCACTGGAAACATGACAAAAAACGAAAAAAACGAACGCGTAGAACAGGAGAGCCGAATTCGTGGAGAAGATAACGCCTTAGCCCCTCCAGACTATTTGACTAATAAACAAAAGGATCTGTTTAATTACATTGTTGAGCAGTTGAAAGCGTCGGAAATTCTTGGCAATCTGGATGCCTTTATATTGGCACAGGCAGCCATCAGTATTGATCGGTTGGGTTATATCGAAGACTCAATCAACAAGGACTCCGCGCTTCTTTTCGACAGTAAGTTCATGGCGAGTAAAGATAAGTACACCAAAGATTTCTTCCGGTGCTGTAACGAGCTATCGCTTTCTCCGCAATCCCGCGCCAAGCTTGCGAACCAGTTTGTTCAAAGCAAAAAAGACCCATTATTAGAGGCTCTGGCCGACGATGACGACGATTGAGAAGTCGCGGGCCTACCAGTATGCTAAGTGGTGCGCGGCGGATGACAACGCAAAAATCGGGCGCTATGTGAGAAAACAGGCAAAGCTCTGGTGCGCGATCGTTGAAGGAAAGGACCCCGAGGCGTATGTAAGTGAAAAGGCTTATAAGAAAATTCGGAAAATCTTAAAGTTAATGGTCCATCCCGATCTTTTAGTCCCCATGTATGAGGGGCTTGAGGATTATGGGATGTTTTTTGTTGTTGCGGTTCTGTGCACCAAGGCCAGAAGGGATGACTCCCGATATTACCACACCGGCCTTTTGGAAATCTGCCGTAAGAATTTTAAGACCTTTAACTCTGCGGTTATCTTTATCATTTTGATGTTGACAGACCCGCGATTTTCCCGTTTTTTCAGCGTGGCGCCGGACTTTAAGCTGTCGTCTGAACTGCGTCTGGCGGTTCGCAAAATTATCAAAGCGAGCCCGGCACTGGAAAAGCATTTCCGGGTGCGGCGGGATTTTGTGTCCTGCGACGTCACCGATTCCGAGTACACGCCGCTGGCATACTCGAATGACCGTATGGACGGAAAACTGGCGAATGCCTTTCTTGCCGATGAAGCCGGAGCCATGGACAGCTATCCGGTTGAGGCCATGCGTTCATCGCAGATTACGCTGCTCAACAAACTGGGCATTATTATTTCCACGCAGTACCCGAACGAAAATAACGTCATGATCGACGAAATTGACCGGGCGAAAAAGATTCTGGATGGTCTCCTGGCGAACAAGCGCTACTTTGCGCTGCTGTATGAGCCAGATGATGAGATCATCAAAGAATGGGAGAAAAATGACCGGGTGATTTACCAGTCCAACCCGGTTGCCGTGAGCCTGCCCTCTGTTTTTGATTCCTTGCTGGAGATGCGGGAAATGGCAATTCTTTATGAAAACAAGCGGGAAAACTACCTTTGCAAGCATAACAACATTATGTACAAGGGACTGGGAACTGAAGGCTTCGTGGACATTGAAAAAGTACGCGCGTGCAAGATTAAGGATGATCCAATGTGGTGGCAGGGACGTACCGTTTACCTTGGGCTTGACCTGTCACAGACCGATGACAACACAGCAGTGGCCATGCTGACAGAATCGGATGGTGATGTCTATGCGAAAGTCTGGGGCTTCATTCCATCGGAAAAGATTGAGCAGAAAAGCAATAAGGAGCATTTTGATTACAAGGCGGCGATTGCTGCTGGGGACTGTTTTGCCTGCGGGGATGAGGTGATTGATTATGGCTTTGTCGAAGCGTTCATTTTAGCCATACCGGAAAAGTATGGCGTTGAGGTCGCACAAATCGGTTATGACCGCTACAATGCGCTTTCAACCGCCCAAAAGCTGGAATACGAAGGCTTTGAAATGGTCGAAGTCCGGCAGCACAGCAGTGTGTTGCACGCGCCGACAAAACTACTCCTTGAGCTGATCCTGTCAAGACGATTCTGTTATGCGGAAAACAAACTGCTAGAAAACAACTTTAGCAATGCGCGCTGCACTGAGGACACCAACCGGAATAAATATGTGAACAAAAAGAAATCCGCTGGGAAGGTGGACGAGGTGGTAGCGCTTATTATTGCGATGTGTCTGTACCAGCTGGAGCAGCTCAACCAGGCAGACTGTACCATCCAGGTTATTTAAAGGGGGTGATGGAGATCCAAAATGATAGAACCATATGGGAAAGAGTCGAAGGCTTTTTTTCTGGTCATAAGCGGGCAGAACCGGAAGACACCCAAAGTGAGCCGCTGATGACACTTGAAAATTTTCTGCTGGAGGCGGGAATCCGGGGAGATGTGATCACACGACAGATGGCCGAAAACATTCCGGCTTTGTCCGGGTGTGTCGAACTGATCAGTAACACCGTAGCGTCCCTTCCGGTACAACTTTACCGTACCGAAAACGGGCAAACTGAAACGATCCGAGATGATCCTCGAGTCAAAATTCTAAATGAGGATACTGGAGATACCCTAAACGGCTTTCAGTTCAAGAAAGCATTGGTGGAGGATTTTCTCTACATGGGAAACGGCTATGCCTACATTCGAAAGCGTCGAAACATTGTTAGAGGGCTTCACTATGTGCCGGAAAATCAGGTGTCCATAGTAAAAAACGCCGATCCGATTTTTAAAGCTTATAAGATATTGGTAAACGGCGGCGAATACTGGCCGCACCAATTTGTAAAAGTAACACGCTGCACAGAAGACGGTGTAACCGGAAAGGGCGTCGTTGAGACGAATCCAGAAATTTTAGCCATTGCCTATAATTATATGCATTATGAAAACAAGATGGCCAAAACCGGCGGCAACAAAAAAGGTTTTGTAAAAGCAAAAAACCGACTTGGTAAAGATGAAATGACCGAGCTAAAAAAGCAATGGACGCTGATGTATTCTGGCAATTCAGAAAATTGTGTTGTTCTGAACAATGGTCTTGATTTTCAGGAATCCGGCAGCACTTCGACCGAGATGCAGCTGAATGAATCCAAGGTGCAGAATGGTAATGAAATCTGTAAAATCATGGGCGTGCCGCCATCGCTGTTCTCAGTGAACGGACAGGCTAATGAGGATGATTTTACCAAATTTGTCAAAATGGCCGTTCTGCCCATCCTGAAAAACATCGAAACCGCTTTAAACAAAGACCTGTTACTCGAAACAGAGAAAGGGTCTTTTTATTTTGAGTTTGATACAAAGGAAATATTGAAAGCGGAGATCGACAAGCGGTACGCGGCGTACCAAACTGCGATCAAAAATAACATTTTAACCATTAACGAGACGCGTGAGCTGGAAAACAAGCCGCCCATTGACATTTTCAAAGACCGGGTGGTTCTGGGACTCGATGCGGTTCTGATGGATACAAAATCTGGTGAGATCTATACGCCAAATACCGGGCAAACAAGCAACTTAAATCAGGGAGGAGGTGAAAAACAAGATGCGAATCGAGATAAGGAATGACAGCGTGCTGTTGGATGGCTATGTCAATGCTGTTTTAAGGGATTCAAGACCGCTCAGAGGTCCGCAGGGGCCTTTTGTGGAGCAGATTATGCCCCATGCCTTTGAGAGGGCCCTTGAGCGGGCAAAAAATGTGGATCTTATGCTCAATCATGAACGAAAAATTGGCAGTACTGCCGAAGGGAATCTTGAGCTTTTTGAGGACGCCATCGGCCTGCGGGCAATCTGCACCGTAACAGACCCGGAGGTGATCCAAAAAGCAAGAGAAGAAAAACTTCGTGGGTGGTCTTTTGGCTTTATTGAAAGACGCGCCAATATGGAGGATGCGGAAAATGGTATAAAACGCCGTTATGTGGAGGATTTAGACTTGAAAGAGGTCACCATTGTGGATGACCGGAAAATCCCGTGCTACACAGCCACCAGCATCGAAACCCGGGCTGGCGATGAAGCCATCCAGGAAACGCGATTTGAAACATTTCGGGCCGTAACCGTTGACGAGCGTACGCCGCTGGATGAAAGCGAACCGGCGCCGCCAGATTATTCCCTGTATGAAAAAAGAATTAAAGTATTAAATTTAGGAGGAACGAATGAATAAAAGAATGTATGTAAAACCAAGAACAGGCCTGCTGATGCGCGCCGAAAGCTTAAAAGGCCTGAAAGAGCAGCGTGCAGACCTGCTAACCCAGATGGAAACCCTGACTGACGCTGTAAAAACCGAAAAGCGCGCCTTTACGGAGGATGAAATCGCGAAATTTAACGTCCTTGAAAAACAGGTCAAGGACATCGACGCGACCATCGCAGCTACCGAGCGCGCGGCTGCCATGACCATTGACGAAACCGCGGGAACCGAGGCCCCCGACCCAAAAGAACCGACTGAGGCAATGGAACGCAGAGCCTTTGAAGGCTATATTCGCGGCATTGTACTGGAAGAACGTGCTGCGACAAACCTGGAAAAGGGCGTCAATGGCGCAGTGATCCCCAAAACCATTGCCAATAAGATCATTGAAACCGTCAAGGAATTGTCCCCGATTTACGCAGCTACAACCAAGTACCACGTCAAAGGGGAGTTGTCTTTCCCGGTATACGATGAGTCCACACAGCGTATCCAGTGCGCATATGCCACTGAGTTTACCGCGTTGACATCCACCGCTGGGAAGTTCACAAGCGTTTCTTTGACCGGATTCCTGGCAGGAGTGCTCTCCAAGGTCTCTAAATCTTTAGTCAACAACGCCCAGTTTGACCTGGTTTCCTACACCATTAACAAGGTTGCCCAGGCTATCGCAGAATTCTTGGAAAACGAACTGATCAACGGCACCGCCAGCAAAATGACCGGAATCACATCCGCCACCACCGCTGTGACCGCCGCCTCTGCAACTGCCGTTACCACGGATGAGCTGATCGATCTCCAGATGAGCGTGCCGGAAGTTTACCAGGGCAAGTGCGAGTGGTATATGCACAAAGACACCTTAAAATTATTGCGCAAATTAAAGGACAATGACGGGAATTATGTCTTAAACCGTGATTTAACCACCGCCTTTGGCTGGACCCTGCTTGGCCGACCCATCAAGATCACCGAGTCCATGCCGAAAGCGGAAGCCGGTAAGGTTTCCATTGTCTACGGCGATATGAGCGGCCTTTACGTCAAAATCGTCGAGGATATGGATATCCAGGTGCTGACCGAAAAATTTGCAGATGAACATGCCATCGGCGTCATCGCCTGGCTTGAAATGGACTCAAAGATCATTGAACCGCAGAAAATCGTCTCTTTAAAGATGAAGGCAGGCGCTTAAGGAGTCGCCCATGAGACTGAGCGAAATCAAACCTGACAACCTGGTGGTCTTCGCTCGGCTTGGCGAAACCATCGACGATGTGGCGGACAAAGAGGTATTGCAGCCCATCCTGACCGCAGCACAGCAATACGTTTTGACCTATACCGGGCTTGATAAAACGGCGGCGGATGCCCATGAGGATTTGACCGTTGCCGCGCTGGTATTGGCGGCGGATATGTACGAAAATCGTATTTTTTCCGTGGAATCGCGGAAGATCAACCCGATTGCGGCCAGTATTATGAATATGCACTCGGTTAATCTGCTTTAGGAGGTTTTAATGGACCCAGGAAAATTGAATAAACGCATTACATTTTTGCTTCCGCCTGGCGGGACAGACGTGGATGGCTTTCCGCAAACCGAGTGGAGACCCGGGAAAGACACCTGGGCAAACGTTGAAACAGAGAATGGCCGCGGCTTTTTTGGCGCCAATGCAGAAATGCACGCCAATAAAGCCGTTTTTAAGTGCCGGTATTTTAAGGGATTACAGCGGGACTGGCGTGTCGCCTATGACGGGCGGCAGTTCCAAATTGAGGACGCGGTCAACGAAAATGGCGCAGGACGATTCTATGTGATTTTGTGCGAGGAGGTGCCGAGTGGGAGCTAAAATGGAAATCGTAGGCCTTTCAGACGTGATGCTGGACTTTGACCATATGGAAAAAACCGCAGATAATGCGCTGTTGGATGCCGCTTTGGACGCTGGAGCGAAAGTCTTATCGGCCGCAATTGAAAAGCGGGCGCCAAGAGCCATTGAACACCGCGGCCCAAACAAAAGTGAGCGGGGCCGTACCATTGGGAATCGAAAAATTGTACGCGATTCCCGCTGGCGTAGCGGTCTCCACATGGCGGATACCATTAAGGCGTCCAAGAAAAAAGGGAAGAACCTAAAGCGTTATTGCTATGTAGGCCCCGATGAAGGCGCCAATGTGAGCGACAATAAGACGCCGCATTTCTACTGGTATTTCCATGAATTCGGAACCAGCAAGCTCCCGGCAAGGCCATTTATGGGACCAGGATACGACGAAGCCGAGGCTGCGGTCGAAAAGATTATGGACGATATTCTTTTGAAGGGGGTAGGCCTGTGATGGATATTGGCGGAAAGATCGCGGATCTTCTAAAGGCGTCACCCGCCGCTGCGCTGGTCGATGGCCGGATTTACCGGCTTAAAAATCCGTCGGGGAAATTTCCGGCCATTACTTATTTTGTCTACAGTGCCAATGGTGAACTATATGGCGATGGCGCAGAGGAAAGCACCCATTTTGGTGTACAGATTGACATTTTTACGCCCGCCAGTTTTGTGGCAATTTACAATGCCGTCATGGAGGCCATGCTTCAAAATGGCTTTATCCGCGATTTTGAAACAGAAATGCATGAGGATGACACCGGTTTAAACCACAAGGTCATCCGATTTAATTACAATGAATTTTAGGAGGAAAAAATATGGCAACAGCTGAAAAACAAGTAAAACCAATTGTGAATGTGTGTGATCTTGTCTATGCGATTATGACCGACGAAGAAGCCGAAACCTATGGCGATGTGAAACCCATCTCCAAGGCCATGAATATTAAAGTGGATACAGAGTCTTCGAATGATACCTTGAACGGGGATGGCGCGCTGACCGCGTCTGAGACGACCATCGGAAAAACCACCATTGAGGCCGAGGTGAATGACTACCCCATCGAGGTACAGGCGGATCTTTTAGGCCATGCCTATGACAAGACAAAGGGAACGCTGATTGAAAACAAGGAAGACAAGCCGCCTTATGTGGCTGTTGGGTTCCGCCTGCCCAAGGGTAATGGCGGGCAAAACCGTTATTACTGGTTCTATAAGGGCAAGTTTGAGGAAGTGTCCGTTGAAGCGCAGCAGAAAGAAGACAAGGTTACCTTCTCCACGCCAACCTTAAAAGGCACCTTTGTGTATAACAAAGACGGCGATAAAAGGGTTGTAATGGATGAGGATGAGGGAACCACCCCACCGGAAAACTTTTTAAAAACTGTTTACAAGCCTACAGTCGTTCCCGGGGCATAAGGGAGGAATTTGATGGAAATTAAATTAGACGGTAAGACCTACCGAACAAAGAAAATCAAAGCTGCCTATGTCCGTGAGGCTTTTGAGCTGATTGAATATGTCGGTGAGCGCGTAGACCTTGAAAAGCTCGATAGAATGATTGATTTTGTCGTTCAACTTTATGACGAGCAGTTCACGGCGGAGGACGTTTATAACGGCCTTGAAGCCGATGCGCTGTACCCGACACTCTTCGGAGCCATTATCGGACTGACGAATGGCATCACCGAAAAACTTGAGTCAAAAAACGTCCAGCCGGAGGCAGCGCCGAAAAGCTGACCCTCCGGGAATGGATGAACGAGCTGTACATCACATTGATGTCAGCTCCTTTTTTTTGGACGTTAGACGCCATCGATGAGATGGACATTCTGTATTATCTCGATCTTTTGAACTACCAGAGCGAGAAAGAATATCAAAAGAATATCGAAGCAGCCATTCATATTCTGGGATAGGAGGTTAGAGTATGGCAACCAAAAGTTTAAACATTAAATTGTCCGTAGACGCCAATCAGTTTACGTCCAGTATGGGCAAGGTAAACGCCAATCTGCGGCTTTTGAAGTCGGATCTGGCCGCCACTACCGGAAACGTGGCGCTGTTTGGGAACAATCTTGATGGCCTGAAAAGTAAATCGATCAACCTAAATCAGCAGATTGACCAGCAATGGAAAAAAATCAATCTTTTAACCGAAGCTTATCAGAAATCCGCTAAGGAAAACGGCGAGACAGCTGAGCAGACACAGAAATATGAAAGACAACTCAATTATGCCAATGCGCAGCTGTCGAAGATGCAAACAGAGCTGGCCGATACCAATACAAAGATCCGGGAGCAGGAAAACAGCTTTATCCAGGCGGGCAACAAGCTTCAGGAATTTTCGGATAAGGCGGGTAATGTCTCAAAAACGCTGGAAAAAGCAGGGGCAAAAGCGACTACGCATATTACACTACCGATTATCGGGATTGGGACCGCTTCGGTAAATACGGCCATGAAGTTTGATGACAGTATGAGCCAGGTAGCCGGAGCCCTCGATAAGCCTGTGGATCAAATGAATGATCTTCGTCAGCTCGCGTTGGATATGGGTGAGAGCACCATCTTTTCTGCGTCTGAATGTGGGCAGGCGATGACCGAGCTCGCTAAAGGTGGTTTGAGCGAAGCGGATATACAAGCAGGCGCGTTGCAGTCTACGATGGATTTGGCCGCCAGTTCAGGAATGGAACTCGGAAACGCCGCCAATACTGTTGTTCAAGCAATGGGTGCGTTTGGTTTGACCGCTGAGCAGTCCAGTCAGGCAGTTAATGCGTTGGCAGGAGCTGCAGCAGCGTCATCCACAGATGTTGAGCCATTAACACAAGGGTTAGCACAATGCGCAGCCCAAGCTTTTAATGCCGGATGGTCTATACAGGATACAACGGCAGCGCTCGGAGCTTTCGCGGATGCAGGAATTACTGGCAGCGATGCGGGGACATCGTTAAAGACGATGTTACAGCGTTTAGCAGCCCCAACCGATGCGGCGGCTACGATGTTAGAACAACTCGGGATCAATACGCGTGACGCTAATGGCAATATGCTTTCAGCAACAGATATGGCCGAGGAACTTCAATCTAAGATGGGCCAGTTAGACAGCGCCACCCGTGATGCAGCCTTATCGACGATCTTTGGCAGTGACGCCACCCGTGCAGCAACAGTATTTATGAATACTGGTGCGGAAGGGTTAAAAAAATACACCGCAGCGACAAATGATCAGGAGGTCGCCTCCAGATTAGCAAATGCCCAGATGAGTGACGCAAGCCGAAACTTTGAAGAGTTGAAAGGTGCGCTGGAGACAGCGGGCATCGCCATCGGCGAAACCCTTCTTCCAACCGTAACCGATCTGGTCAAAGAAGGAACGGAGCTAATACAGGCTTTTAACAAGTTGGACGATGGCGCAAAAAAGAACGTTGCGAACATGGCATTGCTCGCGGCTGGTATTGGTCCCGTGCTCTCTATCGCCGGAAAAACAACGGCGGTTGTAAAAGGATTGACAGGCGGCATCGGAAAGCTTACCGAAAAGCTTGGCAAGGCGCAGGTTGAATCTAAAGGATTAAATTCAGGATTAGGACTATTGACTAAATCTTTCGGAGTAACGGGCGGAGCTGCGGGGAAAGCGGCAACGGCTTTTTCCGGTGTAAGCCTTGGAGCTGTCGGTATCGCCGCTGCGATTCCAGCCGTTTTAGCTGGACTTGGGATGTGGTACCAGCACTCCGTTAACGTTCGGGACGGAAGTCAGGCGATCATTGATAAAGCTCAGGGTGTCATTGATAAAAACAATGAATTAACTACTAACATCCAAGCAAATATTGAACAACGCCAAGCAAGTTTGCAATCAATAAACGATGAAGTAACAGCTAACCAAGGATTAACTGATCAATTATTCAAATTAAATGAACAATACGGTGGCACTGCTGAAGCAAAAACTATACTTCAGCCTATTATTGACGAACTAAACCAAAGAGTCCAGGGGCTTAATCTAACCTTGGATGAAGAGACAGGAATACTTTCTCTAACTAGGGACGAAATTAACAAAATCATTGAAGCATATAAAGAGGAGAACCGCCAATATGAATTAAGAGAACAACACAAACAGGTGGCACTCGACCTAGCTGAAGCCGAAAAAATTTATAGTGAAGCAGTTTCAAACTGTCAAAGTGTTCAGGATCAACAGAACTCTGTTTTAAAAGAAATAGAGGAAAAATACGCTAATGTAAGGGGCGAGCAGGAAAGATCTAAACTTATACAAGATGAGTATGCCTGGCGTACGCTAGCACTAACTGATCAACAATATGCAAATATTCGTGCTATGGATGAGGCAGCCCAAAAAGTAAATGGGTTGAGAGATGAACAAGAGGAGCTCATTTCTCAAATAAATAGTGAACCAGTTAAGGCGGCCGAGCATGTAAAAACAGAAATGTATAAAGCTGGCGGTGATGCTATCCAGAAGTATATAGAGGGGGCTATTGGAAAAGCGCCTGATCTGAATAGAACTTCTGACCAAATATCTCGTAATGCAGCGGGGGCTGCAAGTGCTGGAGATGTTAAACTTACTTGGTCAACCTCTGGATGGAATCTTGGTGATGCTTTTCGGCAAGGATTGTTATCAACTGGTGGAATGTATAGTCAGACTGCGCGAGACGTTGCTCAAAGCGGAAGCGATGCAGCTAAGTCGAAAGAACAGGAGTATCGCGGTACAGGCGGCTTACTAGGAAGAATTTTTGGAGATGGTTTAAGAGGGCAGAAACCTGATGCAAATGCTGCTGGTCTTGAAATTGCCAATGAATCAAAAAATGGTCTCAATGCAGGTATGACCGATTGGGAAGAGGTAAAAAGGAATACGGAAAATTTGGCGAGTAAGGTTGGAGAATGGTTTAAAAGTGTTTTAGGTATCAATTCCCCGTCAACTGTTTTTAGGGGCTACGGAGTAAATGTCTTGCAAGGCTTTATCAACGGTCTCGGCGAAATTGATATTCGAAAGATTGTTACCAACTTGTCTCTGGATGTTTTGAATGCCTTTGAGAATGGACAACTTGGCTTGGATACCTTCCTCGAAGCTCTCGGCGGCGGTATGAATGGCATTAACGCCTTTATCGACTTTGCTCGGAGTAATCTTGGCGAAGGCATGAGTGGCATTCTGGACCGTTTAGCGGGTTCTTTCTTTACTGGAGCCGGAAACTCCGCAGTCGCGATGACTGGCGGACTTTTGTGGCCGTCGGACTACAGCGAAATTACCAGTTGGTTTGGTGCCCGCCCGGCATCAGATACCAACGGGATTGGCTCCACCAACCACGGCGGCCTTGACATTGGCGCGCCCTATGGTGCCCCGATCTATTCCGCTGGAGCAGGCACTGTCACACTGGCAGACTGGTACGGCGGATATGGGAATACAGTTATGATTGCACTGGACAACGGCTTTACAACCCTGTTTGGACACATGTCTTCTATTGGCGTAAGCGCAGGAGACCGCGTGGCGCCGGGACAGATTGTCGGGTTAGTCGGTAGCACCGGGAACTCTACCGGGCCCCACCTGCATTACAGTATTTTCCTCAATGGACAGCCCATTGACCCGGCACAGTTCTACGGGTTCGACGTGGGCTCCAGGCGCATTCCTTTCGACATGCCCGCGATGGTACACAAAGACGAGATGATCGTCCCGGCCCGGGAAAACCCTTATGTTAACAGCGGTGGCAGCATTCTCGGCGGCCTGTTCGATGGTTTGGACCAGCGGATCGCGGCAGCCGTGGCGCAGGCACTAGGTGGTTCTGGAGAAAGAAAAGTCGAAATCAATCAGGTATTTACCGACGCCAATCCGTCACCCTCCGAAATCGAACGAAAAACCTTAAACGCGATGCGTAAAGCGGCGTTGCTGGGACTATAAGAGGTGGAATATGCAGGAATTAATCTATCGAAACAACAATGGCGACGAAATAAATCTTTACCAGGACAGCCATTACCTTTTTGACAACATTGATGGCATTGAGAAACTCGTCGCTGAGGACCAAAGCGCAAAGTCTCCCCGGCAGGATGGCGAGACGCTGTATTATTCCACCCTGGAAAAACGGCAAATGACGTTAAGCTTTGCCATAAAGGGGACGGGACCGAGTCGGAACTACCCAGACTATTTAAAAGCCCGGGATCAGGTGCTGCGGTGCTTCCATCCAAAAATCAATGGCGTTTTGACCTATCGAAATGGAGAAGTTTATCGGACCATTGCGTGCAAAGCTGAGGAGACGCCAACCATGGTCATTGATGGTGTGCATGACTGGACGAAAGCAGAGGTGATTTTGTTGGCTTACGACCCATTTTTATACGATAAATTAGAGAGCTCGACCGTCATCGAGACTTGGATCAACGGTTGGGCGTGGAAGTTCAGCCTGCCCTTTAAACTGAGAGAACGTGGGCCTCAAAAAGCCACAATCGTGAACACCGGGCATGTTCCAACACCAATACAGGTAGAGTTTCCGGGGCCCGCGTATCACCCTCAAGTCATCAATAAGACAACCGGCGAGTTTATTAAGGTAAATCAATCGCTGGGCCCATATGACGTGCTGTATCTTGACACAACTTTTGGCAACAAAAAAGTAGAGATCAGCCGGGAGGGCGGCGCGAGGGAAAATGCTTTTAACTACATTGACCTGGACAGCGTTTTTTTTGATTTACAGATCGGTGCGAACGAAATTGAATTTAAATGTGACGATGCCGATCTGGTGCCGCAGGAAGTAAGAATTCGGTACCGGAATCGGTATTTGGGTGTGTAAGGAGGAGGAAAAATGAGTTGGAAATCCGAACAAATGCATCAGGAAAACTGGGAATCAAAGAAAACAAAACTAGAAAATTCCTTATCTTCGACAATGAAATTACTAAAAGAGGATGATGAACTGGGAAACGCGCTTTTGATTACAAAAGACCATATTATTTTTTTAAGAGCCGATCCGATAGATTTTGAATTTGGTTTCCTGCACGATATTAGCCAAAAATCGTGCAGGAAGAAAGAATATAAAATTGTGCCAATGGTTTAGAAGAAAAGGCCTTTTAGCTTGTTCAATTCTGGATGAATCGATTGCGGAAGTGAATCGAATAAATAGTTAAAACCTTGATTTAAGGTCATGCTATCATCCAAACCGGAAAGTTTTGTAAGAATTTTGAATAACTCAGGGTTTTCTGCGAAAATTGGCAACATTTGAGATGCAAAGAAATTGTCGCTATACACTAAAGTCGGCGTTGAAAATAAATTTTTTGACAGTTCTGTATTTGGATTAGCAAGTAAAGTTAAATCAATGGCCTGTCCGCTCAAAGGTTGAGCAATTAAGAAATTGAGAATTTCTTGTTTTAGCGCATCTATGGGCAAATCGTCAAAAACATTACTGTGAATGTAGCCTAGCATATAAAAAGAAGAGGTATGGCAAATTGCTTCTTCTAGCCATTTGAAATTCTGTGTAACTTTTTTATTTGTTAAATAGTGGCAGAATTCATGCGAAAATTGATAGATATAAAAGGGCAAACAACTTATATAATTTTCTGGTAATTCATAGCAAACAAAGACTGTTTTTAAAGGTTTAAAACATTCTGGGCAATGAAAAGAGTTATTATGAATAATGTTTAAAAAAATATCTGAGTTAAAGGATACATGTTGACTGAACTTATTTAAAATAGTTTTTGTCAGCGCGAGCACGGAGCCCGCATAAAAAGGTAACGATTCAAATTCATCATTGCATTCCAAAAAATAACAGTTATGATAATCATTAATTTGATAATAAGTTCCCACAGGATAAAACCTCACTTTCATTGTTTATTTTATTATATCAAATTATTTGTATAAAAACACAGGGGGGGTATGCATTTATGAACTCTATGAATAAAATATCAGAAATATATGGTTTGAAATTGGGAGAACCTTTCCGATTGAAGAATGTAGAATTAAATATTATCTACGACGGTGACTATTATTTTAGCGAGGACGGCTTTCATGGACCTAACGGAATGTTAGATGCCATGTTTGATTTCATGAATCTATTGATCGGGAAATACGGAATTGTTTTATAGGAATGTTAGCACTCTGCGGAGTGCTTTTTTAATGCCAGAAATTATGGAGAGACCTAAAGGAGAAATCTATGAAATTTCATTTGATAGACACAGACATGAAGCTTTTTTGCAAGGGCGATCAACCAAAGGAAGTACCAGAAGGTGCCTATTTTGAATGGAAAAGGGACAAAGGCGGTTATAAAAAGGAACTGTATATCAATATAAATACAGCTGAAGATTTGTTGGATTTTGCGAAAAAAGTAGACGAAGAATTGATCATTATCCCTCCGGAGGAAAGTTATTTTAGAGATGACATTCCAGCGATTGAAATTTACAACAATTATAGAGAATGAGGTGATTAAATGGCAGAACAATACCACGGCTTCTGGGACGGCGGCGCGCTGTATGGACAGGTCGAGTTTAACCGGTATTTCGATTCAATCTATGAGTCGGGCGTTGCGGTTAATGATGATAACACCCTACAACTCACCGTTACAAAAACAGCGGCCAACACGGTCAGTGTGGCAGCAGGTGGCTTCGCAATTGTGCGAGGCTTTTTTATTTATAATCCTGCGGCCAAAACACTCAATGTGTCTTCAGGTGCCCGTCAAGACCGTGTGGTCATCAAAATGGACAAGACAGTCCGAAAAGTAGAAATTTATGTAAAACAAGGAACGAGCTCCGGTCCGCCGGCATTGACTCGAACCGACTTTGTCTGGGAGCTTTCTTTAGCAAAGGTGATTGTGACCGATTCAGGTATTTCCAGCGTTGTGGATGAACGAACAGATCAAAGCCTATGCGGCGCTATCCGCCCCAAGAATCTGTCGGAATTTAACGCCTGGATGAAACAAATCCAAAGCACCTGGTCTAGTTTGATTGCTGGTTATGACAGCACCTTTAATGGGAAAATGAGCAGCTATGATACAACATTCAATAATTGGTTTGAGCAGATCCAGGGCAAAACCTGGCGTGAGACGTATATTCAAGACGCGAGCACGGAGCCAGATGACGCGCCGGATGGTTCCATATGGATCGCTTTAAATTCCAATTGATGGAGGTTATTTTATGCCGGATACAAACAAACGCGTAGATGTCCGGTTTTTTAACCAACAATTAGAGTTGATTGGGGACATCGATGATTATACCGCGCTGACCTACACACGAAAATGGACAACCTATAATACTTTTGAAATGCATGTGTCCAAGTTTGACGGTGAGCTGATCCGGCGTGGTAATTTTATTATGCTTAACAACGACCGCTACCGTTCTGGGATTATTACCTATTTTGAAGACAACGAGCGGGAGACGAACGATATCACCATTCGCGGCTTTTGTCCGCGCTTTTTATTGTTCGAGCGCCCTACGATCCCGCCAAGTGGACAGGATTATGACACTTACAACACGGAGGTAGAGAACATCCTGATAGGCCTTATTGATCGAAATTGCGTTAATCCGGAAAATGGGAACCGGAAAATTCCCTTTCTATCTTGCGCGAAGAGTCAAAATAGGGGGGAGAAAACATCTTTTCAAACAGCGCATAAGGTTTTGAAAGACGAGATTTCCAGTCTGTGTACGGCGTCAAGTCTCGGTACGGCAACCTACTTTGATCCAACAACCAAGCAAATCCGCTTCGAAGTGTTATCCGGCACCGACCGAACTTATGACAACAGCGTACGCCCGCCTTATGTTTTTGCGCGAAAATGGGACCGCCTGTTTGAGCGGAACTATACAGAATCGGATACCGACTATAAAAACGTTGCCTATGTTGCTGGGCAGGGAGAAGGCAAGGACCGTGAAATTTTAACTATTGGAGATGATGTAATAGGCTTTGAACGTAGGGAAGTTTTTGTTGACGCCAGAGACATTGGAGAGGACGCAGAGACGACGTTGGAGGACCGCGGAAAGCTAAAACTTGCAGAATACGCGTTGATAAAAAGTTTTGAATCCACTGTGAAAACAGATGACTATCGCGCCGAGTGGGATTTAGGCGACTTTGTGACCATTGAGGATGATAAAACGGGCATCCGTGAAGACCGGCAGATTCTTGAGGTTAAAGAAGTTTATGAGACAGAAAATTACAGCATCGAGCCGGTTATGGGAGAGCCGTTGAAAACGCCACAGGCAATTTTAAAACGAAACACCGCCAGCCCCGTATCCTACCAGGGCAAACAAGGCGAGCCAGGAGAAAACGGCAAAACGCCAAACTTTCGATTAGATGAGGACGGCAACTTGTACGCAGTCTATGAGTGAGGTGAAGCAATATGCGTGAGATTTTACTCGGAAATATTATGGGGCCGCCAGGACCAGAAGGAAAGCAAGGTCCTCCAGGACCGCAAGGTGAACAAGGAATTCCAGGAAAAGACGGCGCTCCTGGAGCAGAAGGAAAACAGGGACCCATTGGCCCGCAGGGAGAGCAAGGCCCGCCAGGCGAAAAAGGAGCGACCGGCTCCACTGGGGCTACTGGGCCAAAGGGAGACACTGGCCCTGCTGGTCCGCCAGGCGCGAAAGGACCCAAAGGGGATACCGGAGTAGCAGGAAAAGACGGTACTAACGGAAAGAGCGCTTATGAAGTAGCGGTGGTAAACGGTTATGTTGGCACAGAGCTACAGTGGCTGATATCGCTGAAAGGGGAAACCGGGCCGCAAGGTGAACGTGGACCACAAG